CCGGTCAGAAAGTCGGTGAAAAATTTAGTGGTCATTTCTTCTCCCTCATGATGTTGTTTACCTCCGTAGAACAGGGCGCGTAGTTGGTCTCGCGTGCCTCGGTAGGCGTTGATGTCCACGTTGTAGCCTGCTACCTGGGCATTGCTGCCGTATTGCCACAGTGCGGGTTTTTGATTGCCGAGCGGATAATCCCACTGTGGCGCCCCGTTACCGGGGTAGATTGCGGCGGGCGCGCCCATGCGGTTCTGCCCGTAGGCTGCGACCCAGAAAGCGCCGAACTCGTGGCTGTCCGGCTCGCCGGGGGCGATGCTGCCCTCCCAGTAGGGCACGTAGGAATACGCGCCGATAACTCGCACGCCGTGGCGCTCAAACTCGCGCTTGCACTCGCGGATGTGGTCGACGTGCAAACCGGCGGGCGTCTCGCAATCAAGCCACATGGGGCGTTTCTTGTCGCCCATGACTTCAAGTGCTGCCTGTACCTGCTGCGCTATGGTGGTGCCCTCCGACGGGTTGCGGAGATAGTGATACGCCGCCGTGATTAGGCCCGCGCTCTCCGCGTCATCAAGGTGAGAGCGGTAGCAGTGGTCCTTATACGTGCCGTCCGTGGTGCGGACGATTGCGTATTCGATACCCTTACGCTTCGCAGCTGCAAGACTCATGCCGTTCTGGTGCTCCGACACGTCAACACCAAATAGTGTTGCCATTTTGTCCTCCTTCTTTTTGCCTTGCCCTGGCCACACGGCGCCCTTAAGCGCATGAGCCATCGGGTCGAGACGATCCGGCCCCGGCTGCGACCACACGTAGCGGTGTTGCTCAAAATGAAGATGAGGCGCCACGCCCCCGTTGGTATTCGAGTCGGGGTTAATGCGCCCGATTCGCTGCCCCTCGGACACACGCTGCCCGACGCTGACTTCTGGGATGACATGCCCGTAGACAAATAGGCCGCCGCCGTGCTCGGCGTCCACATCGAGGGTGATCCACTGCCCGAACCCTGACGCCGCGCCAGCGCGGGTGATTGTGCCCTCACGCACCGCAAAAATAGGGTGCCCGCCAGAACCACCCGCAAGGCCAAAATCAGTTCCCCAGTGGGTTGTGCCCCAGCGCGCCCCAAACGGCGACGTAACCACAAAACCCGCGTTTACCGGCATTGTTGTCATAACTTTCCCTCCTATCTGGGCATGAAAATAGCCCCTTGACCTGTGCGGTCAGGGGCTTGTGGTTAGAGTTTTTCAAAAAGGGCGTGGGCTTGGTCTGGTGGCCAGTGTGTGGCGGTGGTGTGTGCGGAGAGTACCCGGTAGTGGGCACCCTCGTAAGCGACGATGTCGCCCTCCGCTACGTCGAGGCCAGGGGCAAACGGTCGCACCTCGCCGGTTTTCTGCTCTTCTGTCTGGGGGTTGGTGTATCGGTCGGTGATGTCCAGCCAGATGTGCTCGTCCACACCAAAGGCTCCTGGTTCCCAATGATTCAGGCCCTTGTGTGTGGAGCGCACAATGCGGCCGTTGTGTCGCACGATGTCGCCCTCGCGGTACATCATGGAATGATCGCCGCCCGGATTCACCCACTCCGGCACGTCACTAATAGCCGCCGGTAGCTTCTCCGGGTCGGTCAAAGCATCCGGAAGCGGGAGTTTACCTGCGTTCTGTAGCTCCTTGACCACCTCCGCCTGTGCTTCCTCCACCGCCTTAAGCGTGGAGCGGCGCTCCCGCTCATCCCCGTAAATCCACACACCCAGCTTTTCTACCTCATCATCGGTGAGCTGCTGAATGGACTCTTTGATTTGCTCAATGCTCATGATTTCTCCTTTAGTATTTGGCCCATCGAGGGTCACTGTCGATACATGCGCCAGTAGTAATCCTGCGATCCGTAATCACTGCCCGGCTCGTAAATATTCTTCGAGCTGTGTGCCTTAATGCACTCCCAGAAGCCGCCACGGCTCATGACGACGTCGCCCACGGCGTAGCTTGCGGTGACCTGCCATGGGGGTGCCCATTGTGGGGTGCTGCCACGGAATACCGCTTTCGCATTCTTACTACCTACTGCCACATTCGAGGGGTATTTGCTGCCTACATAGAGCATGCGGCCACCTCATCCGATTTGCTCCCATACCAATCTCGACGAGCCAGGAGGAAGCGACGACCACTGCGTAGCTTTCCAAAATTGGCCGTCGTAGTACACGTAGGTGCCGGGCTTAATCTCGCCGCCTTGGGATTTTCTTTCTGAGCGCCAGTCAGGCGCCCAGACAATCCGCGGCCCGTAGAAAACAGCCTTAGCATTGCCCCCCCCTACCGTGACCTGCTTAGGGATTTTATTACCTACATAAAGCATGCTAGCCCCCTACACCACGATATAGACGGTTGACGAATCCGGATACGACGGCAGCGATGACACCACCTTAATTTTGCTGCCATTAGCCACCGCCCTATCCACATAAGACCGCGTCGACGCAATCTGGGATTTCACGTAGGACTCATCCGCCTTGGCTCTGAGCTTCCTTCCGATGTCAAGAATCGAAGTGTAAATCTCATTCGCAGCCCCATCCTGCTGGTCAAGGCGTTCTTTAAGACCATCCACATCCTCGACCTTATGTGTGTGCCCCTTATCAGCCTTGCCAGCCAGCGCGTCATCAAGCCCCTCGACCTGCCCAGTGGTATGCGTATGAGTCGTAGGCGGGAAAGCGGCTGGCTTGCCTTTCACCTGCTCCCAGGTAGAAGCCAAATCCGGCTTACCCGAAATATCATCCCACGACACATTTTCTACACTGCCGGTCTCGCCCTTATCACCCTTAGGGCCGCGTAGAGACGGGGAGGTCTTACCATTCACGGTCAGCTTGTCACCATCCCACGACGTACTAGAAGCGATTTCCTCGGAACGTGCCTGTGCCGCTTTCGCCGCATCCTCAGACTTTTTCGCACTACCAGCAGACGTAGCGGCATCGGACGCGGAGCTGTCGGCCGCGTTCTTAAACGCCGCCGCGTTAGACTCCGACTGCTTAGCAGATGAAGCCGAGCCTGCCGCCGCATCCTGCGAGGCTTTAGCCGCCTTAGCAGACACATCAGCCGCGCTCGCAGACCCCTCAGCAGCCGACGCTGACGACGACGCCACCTGAGACTCTTTCGCCTCCGCAGCCGCAGCCGCCGCCGCATGCGCATCAGCCACAACCTGCGCCGCCAAAGACTCAATGACCGACGCCTGCGACTCATCCACAATAAGCGCCGCATCCACCACATCCATCAAAGACTGCTCCGAGGCGTCACCCACCACAATCGGAATCGTATCCACCGGGCGCCCAGCCTCCACAAGGGTAAGCACAGCAGGCCCAGGCAACACCTCAAACGACACCGCACCATTAGCCACAGGGATACGGTCATTCGACTCAACCACAACACCCTGAACACTAGTACGCACATCACGAGCACGCACCCACACCTCAGACACCGCCGACGGCCGCGACGTCACAAAAACCAAAGAACCAGAAACAACAGGCATAATTTCTCCTTAAAACGGATAAATAGTCACGGCCACCGACCGGACAGACGCGAACAACTCCGGTGTGGAAAACGCAACGGAACGCTTATTAGACCCTCCTGTGTAGCTCGGAGACCCATCCGAGCTAAGCCCATTCGACTCCCACAAATAACCATCCGCGACGTAATAGAAATACTTGTCAATATTTCCAGTAGACGTATTGACATCCACCATCGCGTAGCCAACCCACCCTGACTGGGCAGCAAGATAAAACTGCTTGCCAGACAGCCAAAGTCGAACGCATTTGTGATTAATTGATGTCGCCCCAGCGTCCTTGGTCATGAAAACCAAGAGCGATTTAGTGCGTTGCAGGTCCTCGCTGATTCGTCGGTTAGCTCGGATCAGCTCGCCCTGTGTATCTTGCGCCTGCTCCAGCGCCTTAGTGGCTTTATCCTGGGCGTCGTCAATACCCTTTTGCTGCTTCCACAAGCGCGTATTCAAATCAAGGTAGGCCGGTAGTAGGCCCGGCTGCTGCGACTGACCCTGCGCCTGCAGCTGCGCATTAAGTGCAGCAAGCTGAGACACCAGCGTCTGCGCCGAAGCCCCCACACCACCCAACGCCTCACGCACCGACTGCACCCCAGACACCGCCGAATCCGCCGTGCCCTGCGCAGCATCAGCCTTACTAACAGCAGAAGAAGCCTTAGAATCAACGGCCCCCAAATCCTTCAGACGTTCCCGGCGCTCCTGCGCAATAGACGCCTGCAAATCACGATTAGACCTACGGCGTGCCAAATCATCAGTGACCAACTCGCCACCCACATGCACCGACCAACCAACCACCTGGCCAGCAGCAACAACATCAGTAATACTCTCAACCGGCCCGCTAAAAAGCTTGCCCCAAATCAGGACCGGCACAATATCACCCTCGGAAAAATCCAGCCGGGGCACCAAACGCCCCAACCCAGAGCGATCAAACTCACGCTCAATAAACGCTTCACCATCAGTGCGTTTAGCGGCCGCGTCAAGAACCTGCTCAACATCCGAAGAACCCGTGAACTCAACCCGGCTGCCATCTTCCTTATACTCCGCAGCAGAAATCGTGGTATTCGCCCGCACAAACCGACGCCCCATGCGCCCCGGCTCATCCTTCAGCCTTGCCGCGTACCCAAAATCACGATCATCAGGCAACACGGGGCGCTGATCCTCCGGCACGCTTTCTGGCCACGACACATTCCACGACCCATACGAAAAAGCAGCAAGCGACCGCAAAACCGTCAACTCGCCACCATTAGCAACAAGAGGATGCATAACTACGGCTCCTTCCCCAAAGGATTGACGTGAAACACCTGAATAGGGTGCTCCCACGTTTTAGTCGCATACGCTTCAGGATCACGCGACGTTTTCACCCGGACAGGCGCATCACCCGGCCACCACAAATCAGCATGCAACGTCACACCCGCCGCACGTGCAGACTCAGACACAGTATCCAAAATAGGGTCATCATTCACACGGATAAACACCTCCGGCGACGTATCCTCCCCCGCCGTGTAGGCCACAACCGCATGAGGGTCCCCCAGCCACCCATACAGCCCATTGACCGCATCAAAAGACTCTTGAATCAAATCCCTGATAACAGTCACGGCCGGGCCGCGCTTTGTGTACCCATCAGCACGGGTAGCAATCGGCACCTGGGCCAAAGTTCGGGCGGTTGAATACTCGTCGCCACTAGCGTCAGTAGTCCACTGCGTGAACTCGGCTTTTGGCCACTCCACCGGAATCGACGGGCACGGCCACCACGCCAAACCATCCAGCAAGTCCACACCATTAATAACCAACTGTGACGGGCTATTCTCACCACTGGCCACCACATGCACAATAGTGGCGACGTTCCGCTCACCATTCTCACGCACCAGCATCAACAGGCGAGTCGGGCCAGACGCAGGAACCAGACGCCCCTCATCATCAGTCACACCCAAATTCGGCCCCACCAAATCCTCAACCACCCGATCCCCAGGGCTGACGGTCACAGTCACATCAACCGAAGACGACGCTAGTCGAGTACGTGGAAAATTCGCGCTCACCACACCGCCAAGCTCATACAGTGGCAGCCCATTCTCATCAAGGACACCCACCCATTGCCCCTCATCGGCGGCGACGTGGGCAATGTGCTTCTTCCAGCCAGCTAGATCCATGGGTCAAAAACTCCGATCTCCCAATCAAGACGAGCACCCTCAGGGATAGTAAAAGTGCGAGACTCGCCCACTGGTACGCACTCGCCCACCGCGTCAACCTTCCGGGTGACCTCTTTAGCAACACCATCGCGGGTATACACCCTGCCTGACTCGCGACGCTCCAAATGCAGCGTGTGCTGCTTATCAACCGCGGGAAGATGCAATTCTGCGCCAGACGGCAAAATTACCGACCCACCGGCCCCATCCCAAACGATTCGGGGCCATACTGGAACATCACCCCAATTCGTCACTGTGACGACAGAATCAGGCTCAGACACCTCCGACACCCACACACCATCATCCGAAACAAGCGACAACTCAATACGCGTACCGGAACGAGGAACCGACCCCGGCGCAGGCAACGAAACCGAAGACCGCACCCGCAAAACATAACGCGACTCCCCCTCAAGAATCAGGGTGCCATACTGCCGAGTCGAAAAATCCCGACGAGCCTGCACCCACTCCTCCCGAGAAAACACAACCAGCGTAAATGAGCCAGTCATCTGGTTGACCACACGGTCACGAAAATCAACCATCACACCGGCCACCCCCACCGTCTTCACCGGGGCGTCCTCAAACTCTCCAACAAACCCAGTGAGGGTGCCCATATCAATAAATGCGCCAGACCGCCCCCCACGCAGCAGGTTATACACCTGGCCACCGGGGGCGATATACCGCATTGAATATTCAGCGTTGGCCACCGCAATCCCTTCCTTCTTCTATCGGCGTGCCTCGGATACAGCCGCCGCGCTAGTCGGAGGATTCTCCACCCGCTCCACACGGTGGCCTAAATCGGTGAGCATCCGTTGAACCTCATCCATAGAAACGGTGTCCCCATAAAGCTTGATAGGTTCACGGTTTTCGGACAGCTTCTTCAGCTCTGCAGCCGAATCAGCTTGGTGCTTAGCCAAATCGGCAAGGGCCTTACGCACCGCCTCGTTATCTGTGCGCCAGTACTCGGCCCACGTTTTATGCGAGTCCTTCTTAGCCTTCAGCGACTGGATTAGCGTCTCCAACGGGTCAAGCTTCTTGCGGTGCTCAATCTCTGCAAGGCTCTTTTCCGTCTTGCGGCGTAGCTCATCCTGCGCAGCCTTCAAGTCGATCAGCCGGTTTTTGAACTCGATTTCCTCCAGGGCGCGGTTCGCGTCACCGAGTGGGGAATTCTTAATCATTCCCTCAATCTGATCGCCAGCACCAAAGAAACCCATCCATCCAGCTTGACCAACAGTTTTCTTCATATCAGCCAAAGCGTTCTGGTCGAGCTTCTTAAACTCTTCCATCTGCTCTAGCTGCTTCAGCTGCGACTCGATTTGCTTAATGCGTCGCTGAGCGGCAGGCATAGTCGTAAACCAGTTAACAGGGTTGATCCACGTCTTGATGTTCGCCTGGTTAGCGATAAGTTTCGCTTTCTCAGCCATCAGGGCTGCGTACCGCTGCCCAACAGTCGCGCCAATCTGGTCCATTCCGAACGCGGAGCCAGCTGCCGCAGCCAGCTTTTGGGCTGCCACATTCAGATTAGCGGTCACGTCACGCAGCGACAGTGCCGCCAGCGTGTGCTTGTACACCGCTTCCAGATTGGCTTTCTGTGCTTCCCTTTCCACCAATTGCTGGTTGACCTGCGCTGCGAGCAGCTCAGAGTAAAGCGCATGAGACTTATCAGACCAATTAGCCATCTGGTCCATGGCTTCCTTATTGGCGCCAACCATGCCAAAGCGGAATCGGTCGTAGGCCAAAGACAGGTCACTGTAGTCCGCAGCCGCGAGGCGCATATCAGCCTTACGCTGAGCATCAAACGCCGCCTGGGCCTCGGCCAACGTTTTCGCGCCCTCAAGCTGCGCAGTAACCCCATCCATCTGGGCGATACGAACATTACGTACCGCCGCCGCCAGTTCAATCTGCGCCATGGTCTGATCAAGCATCAGACCAGCGACATTCTCGCGCAGATTCTGCACCGTGTCCGCAAGCTTGCCTATCGCGGCAAAAGAATCCGCAATCGCGTTATAGGCCTCAGCCTGCGCCTTAAGGATACGCTGCGCGATGTCATTAATGCCCTCAATGACCCTTTTGACGATGTTGACAACCAGCTCAGCGATAGCCAACGCCATCTCAATCTGCGCCTGGCCTGCAGCAGCCGCCGCCAAACCTACGGTCTTATGCGCCTTAGCCAAATCCTTTTCGGCCTCAGCCTGCGCCTCAGCGTCGCCTTCCGCACGTGCCTTCGCCACATTTTCCTCAGCCTGCTTCACAGCATCAGCCGCGTCAACCTGCCGAATAGCAGCATCCTCGAGGCCAGTCCACGCGTCAGCGACACCACCAAACGTGGACTTGATGCCGTCGATACCAAAAAGCTTGCCCACACGGTCCGCAAGGTCTAGCCCATCGGTAGCCGACAGCGACCCGAGATAGGCCCGAATATTACCCGGTGCAGACCCGACCTGCTTTTCAGCGAAGGTCACGTACTTTTCCATAGACTTGGCCAACTGCGGCGCGGCCTTAGCCAAAGACTCGAAAGCTTTAGTCAGCGTCGGGTTGAGGATTCGTTCAGGGCGCCCGGACCTGTTGATGGCAATGTTGCCTGGCTTCAGGATTCCGCCAGTATCGAAAATTCCCGCATTCCAGCGGTTCAGCTTCTCCCGGCGGTTCTTCTTCTTTTCCCACTCAGAGAAAAGCCCCTCAGCGGTTCCCCAGTCGATTTGCTTATTCTTATACTTTTCGGACTCGACGGTGACACCATCGGTGGACGTGGAGGTGATGTTTACATCATCGCCCAGGTCTGCGCCCTTAAGTGGGAAATAATACCGGTTGGTGAATTGCGAGTCGTCCGCACCAGCGGCCGCACCACCGATCTGGCCATTACCGCGACCACCACCCATTTCAACATTAACGCGTTTACCGCCGTCGAAGAAGATGGTGCCAGCCGTGTGGCCACCCCACGGGCCGCCGTTGAAGAACCCGGTGGCGAAACGCGGGCCGCTGCCCAGCCCAGACTTGAAGCCGTTTGAGGACAGCCACGCCCCCTGCGAGCCGGTAGCGAATTTACGCGTGTACGGCGAAGCCGCGCCCTTAGCAAACTTCAGCAGCTTATCGGGGTTGACGATACCGCCATCAGCGTAACCCGGCAGGCCGAAGTCACCCTGCCGACCGTTGAGCTTTCCGCCGTTAATGGCCGCCAGCAGCGGAAGGTACTTCTTTGTGGACTCGCGGTTGACAATGAACTCTCCCGGCTCCACGCGTGCGATAGGCTGCTTCTTTTCGCTCGACCAGCCAAGAATAGGGTCGCGGTCATTCTTGGTAAAGCCCGGCACGCTAGGCAGAACACCGCCGCGTGCAAACGCCGGAACCACACCGCCAAGATGCAAGCCCGGCACGAAACGCTCAATTTTATCCGGGATGACAGCACGAACCGCATTCTCCACCATGCCAGCAGCAGAGCGAACACCATCAGCAAGTCCACGGATAATGCCCCTACCAGCATCCAACAGCCACGTGCCAGCACCAGCAAAAGCGGCCTTAATCCGTCCCGGCATCTCCTGGAACCCCTGCACCAAGGAATTAATTTTATCCTTGGCGATATTCACCATGTTGATCACGGCCTGCTTAAACAGGCCAATGACAGCCTTGGCACCATTAATCGCGTTAGTCACAACAGACTTCAACAGGTTAAACGCTGTGGTGAACACGCCAGCAACCAGATTCCTAATGTTCTGGCCAAGCTCACTAAACCTATTACCAAGATTCGAAAAATTACCAGTCAGAATGTCCGCAACAATTCCGAACACCGTGCGCATAACATCCCACGCAGGCTTAATAACGCCATTCCACACCTCGGAAATAACATCACCCATAATGCGGAAAGCAGCACCCACAACGGTCTCAACAACCCCAGCAATAGCCGGGAACACAACCGACGCAACCTGCATAAACGCATCAAACACCGGCTTAATAACGCCATTCCACACCGTGGAAACAGCACTACCCAACAAATCCCACGCAGCAGAAACAACCGGCGCAATCACAGAAAAAGCCGTACCAAACGCATCAACAACAGGCTGAATCCACGTCTGATAAAACTCACCAAACCCAGTAGTGAACTCCGCCCACTTCTCCTGCATAAGGCCCCACGCATCAACAGCGAAATCCTTAACCTTAACCTCGATGAGCTTGTCACGGAAACCCTGAAGAAACGTGAAAATTGGGGAATCCGGGTTCATCCCCAACGCGGCGGCGTAATCGGTCGTGTCACCGGTCTTCCAGAAATCCAGAGCGCCAGAAACAATCTCTTTAATCTTGCCGAAAACAGCAGAGACCTTTTCCGTGACACCATCCCAAATGCCTATGGCTTTTTCCTTTACGGATTCAAACGTTGGGCCGAAATTGGTCTTAACCCACTCAATCCCGGCCTTAAATTTCTCAACGGCCCAGTCCCAGCCTTTGCCGAGGGCCTCAGTAAACGACGCCCAAATCTTGCGGCCAGTCTCCGTCTTCGTAAAGAACAAGACCAGGCCAGCAACAACAGCGGCGATACCAGCAACAATGAGGCCAACCGGCCCCATAAGCACAGCCATCGCAGCCTTGAGGCCCGTCATCGCTTTCCCCGCCACGGCAGCAATCTTCGCCATGCCGCCAAGCGCACTAACCGCAGATGACATAGTCGAAATGCCAACAATGGCAGCGGCCACCGTGCCCACTGCGCCAGCTAACGTCAAAAACAGCTTAGGGTGCTTGCCGACCTGCTCAGAAACTTTCGCAAAGGCTTCAGTTACCAACGCCATCACCGGCAACAGTGCAGTGCCGATAGTTTCCTTAGCGTCGTCAAGTTTGGCCTTCGCAACCTGCGTTTTATGCGCAGCGGTATCCGTTTCACGCGCAAACTGGCCTTGTGCCGACGCGGACTGCTCCGTCAACAGCGCCAGCGTGGCCTGAGACTGGGCCTGCTTCTCAGCCTCGCCAGTCAGGCCATCCAGCCCCATCTCGGCCATCTTGGCTTTAATATCAGCCTGCTTAATCGAAATGCCGTAGCGCTCAATCGGGTCAGTCTCGCCACGCAGCACCGCGCCCAACGCAGACACGGCATCAGACGTAGGGCCACCAAACGTGGCAGCAAGGTCAGCACCCATCGCGACCAGGTCAGCAGACTTCCCGCCAAGCTCCTCCATCGGCGTGCCTAAGTTCTTCAGCATCGCACCCATATAGGATGCCTGCTCACGATACTCACGCCCCGACAGGCCAACAGAGTCGGCAGCCGTCTTAGACAGGTTATTAATCTTTGCAGAGTGCTCACCAAAGATGGATTCCACCGCGCCATAGGACTGCTCAGCCTCAGCCGCGTAATCAGCCGCACCCTTACCAAGCGCAGTCAAACCACCCAGCGCAACACCAGCATGAACCCTAAACTTGTTGGAAAAGTCCACCACCGACGACCCGGCCTTACCCACCGCCGACGATAGTTTCTGGCCAAAAGACTTGCCAGCTTTTTCGGCCTCGCCGTCAAGGGATTTGGACACCTCTTTACCAAGAGCCTTACCGACCTCAGTGCCCCCACCCTTTACGGCGCGCTGCATGGCGTCAGTGATTTCCTTGCCAAAGTCACCGCCAGCGTCCTTGCCTTTGCCTTTCATGGCGTTAGACATGCCGTCGGTCAGCTTCTTACCGGCTTCCTTGCCATCAGCATCCAAACCGCGCAGAGACTTCTTAATACCCTCTGCCAGCTTCGACGTATCCGGCATGATGGTGATATAAGCAGAAGCAAGGTTAATAGCCACGGCATGTCCTTTCTAAAAATATGTGTGTTTAAGCCCAACCCAGGGCCTTCGCAGTCTCAGCGGTAGACCACACCTCACCGGTGGCGCGGCCACTCGAATTACGGTCATTGAGGTCAACGTCCTCAACCTCAGCCTCCGGCATCGCAGAACCGCCAGAAGACGAAAAACCGTCAGCGTGGCGGTAAATCGAGGGCGGCGGCTTATCACCCTGCTGACCAACCAGAGCAAAATGAATCCACCCCAACCGATCAGCAATAATCGCCGCCAAATCCTCCCCAAGACCCCACACAGCGTCCTCACCAAGCACCACATGAGTAAGCGCCGAATCCTTCGGCAACGACTCAATAAACGCCACCAGGTCACGCAGCTGGTAATCCTCATCGCCAGTCAAGAACCACCGCAAACGTAAACCGGAGCGAATCAAATCCCCCTCAAGGGCGCGCCGCTGCTCAGTGTCATCTAGGAGTCCGCAGACTCTGCTGATTCCCCCAACGAAACCCCCGCGTCCTCCTGCCACGCAGTGACCAGGTCAACCACATCATCGGCGTACATCTCATCGATGACGTCAAGAGTCTTAGGGTCATCCTTAGTGACTAGCTCTAGCAGGCTGTAAAACTGCTCCTCGTCGGCAAGCTTGCGGATCTTACGGATAATGCCAAACGGGAACTCACCAAACTTTGGCAGCTGAATGGTCTTGCCATTGTAGGTGTAGGTGAAAGTATTGGCCTTCGACTTCTTGGTCTTCTTGGTCGTCTTGGTAGTCATGAGAGACCTCCTATTGAAATATGAAAATGAAAGATTATGGGAGACGATTTGGTGGGCTAGGGGCGTCTCCCTACTCCCCTAGCCCGGCGCGACCGCTAGTGGCTATCCCCAGCCGGGGAGACCCCATAAGACGCGGAGTCCGCCTCAGTCGGCACCTCAAAGTGCGCGATGAACTTCTTGTTATCCACCGCGAAGCACTCAATCTCGACCTCGTACTTGATGACGTCATCCTTCTTAAAGGTGATGTCACTAACGCTGGTGACCTGGCCGTCCGGAACGAAAATACGTGCCTTCTTGCCCTCGCCACCATTCATCTCAGCAACAAGCGAGAAGTGTGGAAGCTCGCCAGCAGCATCAGCTACCGTGATGTTCTTCCCCTCGATGGTGACGTTGTCCTTGCCGTAAACCGCCTTAAGGACATTCGCATTCGCAGACTCAAGGAACGTGAGCTTAAGCACCACAGAGTGATCAGTCTCCAGAACAATGACGGTGTCCTTATTCCAGTCCTTAATCTTCTCCGTGGAGCGGTCAACGGTCTTTGTCAGACCATCCTCGCCAATAAATCCGGCTGGCTTCGCATTAAGACCAGTGGGCAGTACAGAGGATGCGTCATTAGGGAAATTAGTGGCAGTCTTCTGGACGTCACCAATAAGCAGGCCACCAGATGCCTTCACATCAGGTGCGCCAACGAGCACATTCGAGCGATTACGTGCATCAGCCATTTTTGAGTCTCCTAACTCATGTAATTTGGGCATGAAAAAAGCACCCACCGGCTAAGTGAGTGCTTGGTACGCATGGCCAGCTAACTGCCAGCGCGTATGCGTTTCTTCAATATCAGGGTCATTCAATTCATGCGGCCCACTCATCTCATCCCACCCAACAATCGCCGGATAGTCGGTAGAGATCGTGAACCGCAGATAGTCACGGCACTGGTACACAGTGCTCAAGACCGCCTCCATGTCTTGCCAACGCCCATAGACCTCAACAATCATGAAGACCTTGTCATGCGTAGGGGAATACGCCTCGGGGGCCGACGGTTCCACCCGGATAAACACCGGCGGTGGGTCAGGCGGCACACGAGTCGACGCGGGCAGCCCCGTCAATTCACGTAGGCCCGCAAGCACATACTCAACAGCGGTAAACATTAACCACCGCCCAAAGCCTTCAGCAGGGTATTGTGCTTCTGCTGCGAATACGACGCCGCATAATCAGCCGAACGCACATACACGCGATAACGAGACTTGCCGTTAGCGGTCGTGATTCGCCCGTTTGCCTGATACGTGCGCACCTCCGGCGACGGGGACACAGCCTCGGCACTCTGGCGAACACGGTCAGCGGCACCATTGATAGCAGCCTGAGTAGCGGGCATCGTGCGAATCTCATTAAAAGCGGCCAAATTCCACTTAATCTTGTTACCCAACTAGCCCACCACCTTTCTGCAATCAACAACCACAAAACCAGGCGACCAGCCATGCCAACCATGATTAAAGTCCTGCACATGGCCCTGAACCTGCCACACCTGCCCATCAGGCGTGCGCACCTGCCCATCAGCAGGCGGCGCATCCTCCGGCTTCATGTGAATATGCAGCATGTCCACCGTGCGCAGCACAGAATCCCCCTGCTTCTCCTCAGAGAGGTCAACCCACCACGACGCAACCGGATATTCCACCCAATCACCCGCGGTGGGCCGCTCATTACCAAACCGGTCCACGGTCTTACCAGGCACCATGAACTCCAACGACTGCTTCAGCGGGATAAAGCTCACAACCGCCCCCTAATACGGCCACACCGTGAACACGCGCCCCCGGTAACCGCGTAGGCGCTGCTTGTCATTAGCCGACAGCCACACACCATTAGTGGTAGCTCCGGACTCAAACCCAAACGAGCGCGAAAACGGGCCAGCGGACACAGACGTGGACGAGGCGCCTTCAGGCACCGCGCCTTCCTTTTCGGAATAAGCACGCGCCACCATACGGGCAACCACACGCCGCACACGGTCAGGCACAGGCGTATCAAAAGCCGTTCGGCAGTACGCCTCCACCAGGTCGCCAGCCTCTTCAATCAGGGCGGTTACATACTCAGCGTCATTACTCGGAATCTGCTGGTCGGGAAGCAGCCTTTGAACGTCGCTTGGTTCCGCGAGCACTAGGGGCCTCCTTCCCCTCTACAAAATGAGAATCAATGGTCACACCCTCTGGAACCTCATCACCAGCACGCAAATAAATTGCGCCGCCATTGACGTGGGCCAGGATGGTGCCCTCAATGTCAGCCTTAACCTGCAAAGTTCAACACCTGCGCAACCATGGAAGCGTTCGGGTTAGTCATCACCGGCAACGCAATACCATTTACGCGCACCCAGTAGGCGTATGGGTCGAACTCAAGGTTCATGCCCGCAATCAGGCCCGGGGCGTCTGGGGCTGCGATGCCATATTCTGGGGCGTTTGCCTCGGCGGTGGTGCCGAATACGGTTTGACCCAGTTCGTTGGTTCCTGCTGCTGGGAGGAAGAACACCTTATCTGGGGAGAGGACGTCCTTGGTGGCGCCGCCAATGTTGACGCGGCGGCGGTATCGGGTAAAGCCCGGCAGGTCATAGGATGCCAGAACCGCGTTCAGCTCTTCGATGGACACGACATTACGCACGGCAGTACCGCCTACCGCGTCGCGTACCTGCTTGTTGCGCTGGAAAGCGGAAATGACCTTATTGGAGGCAAGGATAGTACCCGGCAGGGCACCGTTTTCATCCTCGTACTTTTCAGCCCACGCGAGCAGATCGTCAAGTGGGGTGCCGCCGTCTGTGTCCCACTGGTTTGCAGCCTTAGTGGTCATGTCTGCCTTGCGGCCAAGGTCCTCATCAGCATAGAAGCCGTTTTCGTTGATGGTGGCGCGGCCTGTTTCCAGAACGGAGCCACGCATCGCCTCAATACGGTTAAGGACTGCGGCGGTGGTGTCAGCGGCGACCTGGCCTACCTTTAGTTCGGCCTGCTCGTTACCACTACGGGCGCGAATCTGGTCAAGTTCGCCTACTCGGTTCTTCTGGGATACCGGGGGGAGCTGCAGGGCTACCTGGCGGCCGCCACGTGGTCCGCCAATCGTGGACTCGGCATCATAGGAGCGGTACTCCGCAGCGGGAACTAGCCCACCATTAGCGATGGTGTAGCGGGCAACGTCAGAATCGGTCAGCGTGTCCGGGAAGAACTGCGCGAGGGATACGGACTGTGCGTTGATGTCCTGCTGGGTGCGTCGTGCGAATACGGTCAGCTCGGACGCGGAAATCAATTCATTATAAAGCGCCATGGGTTAGGCCTCCACTTCTTCCTTGGTAGCGAATACGAACGACGCCGGGGGCTCAGTGAGGGTGGTGACGTCAAATACCTTCTTCGGCAGAAATGCCGGGCGAATACGGCCATGCCACACCATTGGGGCTACCTGGTGGTCGCCACGGGCTGGCTGGTCAGTGAGTAGGAATCCCGCAAGCTTATCCTCAGCGGCGGTTACCGGCTCATACAGTCCCTTAGCGTCCTGCTTTAGGGGTACACCGGAGGGGATAAGGTCACCGAAGGCCTTAAAAGCCTCTACCTTCAGGGTGACGGTCTGGGCTTCGTTCGTGGCGTGGGCAGAGCCAAGCCACTTAAGATTCGAGCCTCCGAAAGACTCATTGTTGATAATGAAAGACATGTCCTATTTCTCCTTCTTGTTGGGGAACATGCGGTCATACAGGTCAGCGCCAGCCGAACCGCTACCAGTAACCTCCACGCCACGTGGGGTGTGTACAACGCCAGACCGCTTCTCGACAATCTGCTGTAGTTTCGCAGCAAAATCATCAGAATCGCGCTCAAGTGCCCGGTAAGCGTCACGGAAAGCAATAGAGTCAGCAAGCTGTGACACCGGCACCTGCGTGCCAGTCTCAACCTCCAACGCAATCAAGTCACGGAACATGTTGAGTTCAGACTCAGCGGCCTCACTGCGCTGGTTAGCGTCCCTGGCTTGGGCTAGAGCCTTCTCGACCTCGTCACTCGTGTCTGGTGCGTCATCAACTTTCTTTTGCCAGGACTTGGCGCGCTTCTCCCACTCGCGGGAATGCTTTTTCCAGTCCTGAATCTCCGACTTGACCTCTTCTGGGGTCTTGTCGGGGAATACGTCACCCCATGCCGCTGACGTGTCGTCAGGGGTAGTCGTGGGTGTCTCGTCGGCGAGCTGCACTGCATCATCGCCGGTGTTCTGCTCTTCTACAGGGGTGGTGGTTTCATCAGCCATGTTTGCTGTCTCCTTCTTCCTTTTCGGATTACATGTGGGGGGTGAGCGCGACCACCCCACACGTGAGGCGCTCCCGCGCTACTAACTCGGCCATTCCGGCTATTTACGCAGCGATGCCCTGCTCTCGCATCGCCTTAGTGATTAGTTTCATGGTCATTGGCTCCCCCGGGTACTTCTCGGCGGCGTACAACCTGGCCGCCTCATACTCCTCTTCAAAATCAGACATATACCCAGGAAAATTTGCGTCCACCCCGTCGGGAACCGGGGCGGCGACACATTTACAGTGGTCGTGGTACTTCGATCCTGCCGACTGCAAACCGCGCACACGGCCCTTCTTAAGCCGCGTGCCCTTGTCCTTGCCATCGGAATAATGCTTCTTCGCACCGGACATGCCGACGAACAGGGCCGATGACTCCGACCCGTACACGGCGCCACGAGACGCCAGAATCCGGCAGAATGAACACGCCCCGGGCTGCGCAACCCTGGCGTACTTCACACCCGTGTTTAGCGCATTCAGGTCAACAGTGTTTCGGCTCGCGCCAAAAATGTGTTTTTGAAGTAGCAGCGCCATGCGTGACGTCGGGTCAATGCGCCCGACCTCATTTGTTGCCATGCCCCACCGAACTTCTTTAGTTAGCTGCTCATAGGTAGGCATGTATGCAGGCAACGCCTCGTATAGGTCGTCGGCAACGATTTCATCCCACCATGTTGCTGTCATCTCAGCAGCAGCGCCACCAAAAGTGTTCACCAAAGCAGAAAGTGCCTCAGTGAGGTAAATGCGTGCCTGTTCGCGCTCAAGATCCTTAGCCCGGCGAACGATCTGCAGTAGGTCATGCATCGCCATTCGGTTTACCTGGTCAAGCTGGTTGCGCATCAAATCCCACTCAAGCTTGCCTCCCGTCACTACCGTCACGGTTCACCACTTCCTCGCCTTGTCGATAGTTCCTCGACAAGCTGCGCGTCCTCGGTAGACGTATTTGACTGCGACTGAATCTTCGACTCCACCAACTTGTTTAGCTTTTCTACACGCGCATTTTGGCGAATCTTTGGCCGCTGGTCATCGGGGATTCGTAGCCTATCCAGTGCCCAATCAGATGTGGGGTCAATCCACTGGGATAGCTTCATAATCGCATCCGCGTCCGACGACAGCGTAGGCGACGCCGGGTCCTCCCAACGTTCCTTAACACTGGTGGAAAATTCCGGCCACGGAATCCGGTTCCCGTTCAGCCACGACGCCATCCACCCCACTTGGCGTAGGTCAGGGTTAATCAAATCCTGCTGGTTACGGCACCCCAGAATAAGCCGGTCAAGCCACGCACGAATCGCGTCCGCGCTAGGCGGATTCTCAGTCGAAAAACCAAGATAAGCCACCGGGATACCAGTAGCCGACGACATAAGCTGCGAGTAAGCGCGCACCTGCTCAATAAACGGCGTGGGTGGCGACGATGAGAACTGGTGAAGTTCCATCTCGGGTTCGCCTGGAATCTCGGGAGGCGGCAACGTCAACAAGGACCCTGTTGTGGCCCTAAACCCCGCCATGACCTTCTCAGACTCTGACGGGTTATCACCATCCACAAACATGTCCATGGTGCCGTTCTTCAGCCAGCGTTGCGGATAGGTGTAAAACTCGCGGTTTAGTTCCATACCCTGCAACGTTCGGCAGGCCGCAATAGTGTAGTAGCGAACCGGCGTGCTAATCATCGATCGGCCATACCAACGGCGGGAACGAGCATTATTACGGATACGCACAATAGACGGCGTACCAAGCGTGTGGGGTACAAAATCATCAACCTCGGAAGAATTGCCCCTAATGTATGCGACACCCTCCGGTAGGTACAGGACTGTCTGCTTATCTCCATCTAGGAGCGTTCGTTCACGCATTCCAGCCACGGGGCGCTGATTGAAGTTATCCCAAATCAGCGTGCCCTCAGTCGGTGGGACCGAGTGCGCTTTCCACACCCCAGTGTCGTCCGGTTCCAAGGCGATAAACCCGATACCGAAGATTAGGGAGTCAAGAACCGCCTCCTTAGTAGCTAGTGGCACCCCAGCCAACTCCGTGACCTGTTCTAGGCCGCGTCGGCGCTGGTCAGCCCAGCCGAGGAAGCGCATGCGCTCCGCGTAGGAGTCCACCACAGTAGCTGGCCAATCAGACGCCACGTTCAGTTTCGCAGCCAACTCCGGCGGGACAGCAATGTTTAGCGTGCCAGTAATGTACTCGCCAGTGTAGAAATCCTCGGCAGTCTTATTGGCAGAATACCGACGGTTCCGCGTCCCGTTGAGCACCGACAGAAAATCCCGGTGCGACTCAGACAAACGAGCCATCACAACACTCCAATCTTTCTTTTCTCGGTTCGTTCACGTGGTTGACCCCAACCTGCAGACACAGCCTCAGTCATCGCACGAAACGCCAACATCGCGGCATACGTGCCATCAATTTTGTCCGGCGAATCGGGATAGGCCTTATACAGCAGATACCCGGTTCGGGTTGCGCGTCTACGTGCGTTGAGCAGGTGGCGGACCAAGTGTGGCGAAGCGCCAATGCTGACCTCTTCCAGCATGATCGCTTGTCGGAAATTCTCGACCCACTCGGACACTGATGATGTTTTCGCCCGTGGCCAGGCGGCAATTGGTGAGTTTCGGGAAGCCCTCACCCGTAATTGCCTACGGTATCTCGCTTCCCATTCAGCAACCTGAGATTGCCACCCGGACGGATCGGCATAAAAACCGATGACGTTATACCTGCGGAAACAGTCATCAATCGTGGCTTGAATATCCAGCAGATTCGGTTGCCAGTCCTGTGTGTCGTTCGGGCCTTTCTCCCAAATCTTGATCTCGCAAATGTGCTTGTCCGCAGGACGTGCTGCCACCAGCGCAGTCGCATCCGGATTACCCCTACGACGGCCACCAGACCCGTCGAAACCGAGCACGATCACGTCCCCATCCTGCAGCTGCTTGGAATCGTCGCGTACAGCACGCACGTCCACCTGAGACAGATAGCTGTCTGACGCGTGCGTGATTTGATTGAGGAAGTCCGACCTAGAAACCTGCGGGTCAGTAGAGGGGTCCCAAATCGTCGAAACGATGCGCTCCAGGTCAACCCACCCGGACTTGCACGGCGGGTCATGGATAACGCACCCGCCGGCTACGTCAGCGGAATCACCATACGCAATCCGCAACCCCTTAATGAGTGAGTCCTTATCGCTCATGTCGGTATTCGCAGGCGCTTCACGATGGTCGAAAAGTAGGCCTTCGTCTTTAGCCTCACCGTTGACAATGGTTGACCAATACGCGGCAGACTTTTCTGCGACGCTGTTTTCTCCAGGGATAAAAGCATTTGGCGTTTCAAGAGTCGATCCGCCGAGCTTTGCCGCGTTCGAGCGCATGATTAATGCCAGCTTATCGCCACCATTACTTGCGGTCCAGACCTCCGTCTGGTCCATCACGGAGAACACGGCGCGGGCGCCCTTCACACTTGATGCAGAAGCAGAGATGGGGCGTATCTGTCCACGTGGGAGGTTAATAAAACCACCCAGCAATTCAAGCCCAGGATAGTCATCAAAGAGTTGATCGGTGTCCATCATTTCTATCAGCGCTGCCCACGTGTTCTTTGTCTGGTCCTCAGATACTGCAGCGATCTGTACTAGCGGCGTGCGTCGTTCAGACCACGGCATCCCAACTGGCTGCCCATATGAATCCCACCCGGCGAACAAGACCGGGCCCAGTGCTTCCAGGGCGCAGAAAGCGCCAGCGAACGGGGATTTTCCCCATCCACGGGGCCGACTTATAACCCCCCTGTGGATTACCCGGCGTCCTGTGGTGGGGTCGAGTTGGTAGTAGCGAAGGATGAAGTCTTCTTGTTCTGCGGTTGGGATGAACGGTTCGTACTCGGGGGCGTCCGGTTTAGCCAAGTAGGCGGTCATCCAGTCGATGGCCTGCCACCCCAGGGTTGGGAAGTCGTTTTCATTCTGTGGTTTCCAACCCACTGGAAGCACCTCCAGTAAAAGTCTTAGGATGACTCATTTTTGAAATCGACCACCTTTAAATCGCCGCGACGTTCACGTGCCGACGGCACAGGGTTTGGCCTCTTCGAATCCTTTTCGTCTGCTTCCGCGAACTGGATGCGCAGACGCGCCCGGTCTTCCATAGTCGCACCGAACTTTGCTACACGTATTCGCAGCTCAGGCAACTTTTCAAGGTTCATGTAGCCCCACACCGCATGATGGACTAGCGCAGTGTCTTTTAAGAAATCCCAGTCCGTAATGGTGAAAAGATCAGATTGGGGGGATTCGGCCCACATCTGCCACCAATCAACGGTTTGTGGCGACCACTCCTCCCCACCCGGTAGCTCCGGTAGAGGCGGCTGTTCACAGTGCTCAAACCGTAGAATTGTTGTTTGGTGCTCATCTTTGTTGCGGCGTGCCCTGCGGCCCGCCGGTTTAGGTGCAGGTCCCATCCCGCCCATATCTGATCATCTCCTTATTGCTGTGCAGCATTTTTAGGACTTGCCCAAATAGACTTCCTTCTTTTTACGGACGCGACCACGACCATCCTTAGTACGAGTAACACGGGTGACGCCGCCACGCGGGCCAACTTTGGCTTTGACAACGGTAGTGCGGACGCCACCACGCGGCCCGGTGGTGCGAGTGGCGCGGCGATTAGTGCGCAGACGATTCATGTTTTCACCTCCTTTCAATGGCAAAACCCCCACCCGCTAAAGCGGAGGGGGTGGCGATCGGCCGGGGCTTTATCTGCCATCCGGCCAATCAACATCAATCCCGAGCTTTTCGGCCAGCTCATAGCCATCAACGTGGCCCCGGTATAAGTTAATTGGTGCCACAGCCTGCAAGAAAGCATCAAGGTCTTCCGAGGTCTTAAAGCACAGCCCAGCCCAGTACCCGGCATCAACCGCATAGCTGAACCGGTTGAGCTCCTTTTTCATCCTTTTTTTGAAGCCATCTAAAGCCTCGGACAGTGCGCCGACTTCATCATCCGAGTCTTTCTGCAGGTCGCCCGTAGGCTCCCCGAGCTGCTCGAATGGGTCTTTGTGCGGATTTTTTAGCGGGCGAATACCATTTCCCCCGCCCGCGAATCCTGAACCGCCGAATCCCCCTCCGGCGAATGGTGAATTTTTAGAGGTGCTCATAACGCATCATCTCCAGATCGACGCCGGGGAACCACCGGCGGATAAGCTCAAAATCATCGGGTAGATTTTCAGAAATCGGTTTAATAAACCGGTAATCTAGCCCGTCGAACGTGCGGCCAAAAAGGTCATAGTCGATTGGCAGCTCAACATCATTTTTGGCTATGCAGCGCCGGATGTCGGCGATTTTCCAGTCCCACACCACATGTGCGATCCTGGTCTTGAATGGCTCGCCATCGATCTTTTCAATCTTCGATGTCCACGGCCCATGGGTCACCATTGCGAGGCGGCGCATCGGGGAATCAGCCGCCCGCACACCATCACAGACCCATGTGTCATCATCCAGCCCGAGGGATTCACACACCATTGCCCAAAATTCCGGAAATTTAATGGTGGTGATGCCACCGGCCTCATAAATCGACGCCATCCACGGGGCTGTGTGCACCTGCTCCTCAAGGTGATTCCAAAAATCACGGTGGGGTAAATTTAGGATTTCCATACCAAAAAAATCCTCAAATTTCTTCAGCGACTCCTCTTCAAATCGAAGGCCGGGTACCCGCCATAGATGGACTGGGATGACTTCCACACCGGCTGCCATGAGGGCGATCATCGCTGCGATAGAGTCTTTTCCACGGCTGAAGGCCACTAGGACGGGGCGGCCCTCCTCTGCGAGCTTTTGGCGCATGTGTGCGGATGATTCAACCGCCGGGGCGAGGCCCTCCCCCGATTTTTTGCGCACGGGGGCGGGATTAATCCCGGCCAGATCCCACTTTCGCATCTTTAGGCCTCCTCAATCCCTAGAATCTGCATAATTTCGACGATATTTCGCTCCGCTGCCTCAATTTCAATTTCGGCTGCATCCTCCCACCCTGCGGGGATGTCCATAGTGGGGCAGGTCCCCACGCCATCGAGGGAGGTCCAGATCTCTGGCATGATCGCCGCGATGCTTTCGGGAATCTCTGGGTTGATGCTCACGGAGCCGGTGGCGCGGTCTACGATGTAGCGACCATCGACGGTAGCGACGGTAGCGATGGCGGTTGCGGTGGTCATTTTCTTTTCCTTTCTTAGGGGCTTCCCCTTCCGAAAATGACTATACCGGGTATAGGGCTGCCATGCAAGATCAACGCGATAACCGCAGGTGACGACTATTTGCCACCACTTAACTTTCATAACCAGCACTATAGGCGCTATAGTAATGCTGTAAGCGAAAAGGCCACAAGCCCACACCCCCTGAAAGGAACCGCAATGACCAACCTTGAAAACCTCGCCTACACCAAATTCACCACAGACGACTCCTTCACAACGCACAATGTCGCTCACCTCGCCTACCATGACGGTCCGCCCCGCGTAAGCGGGGATGAGCCCATACACCGCCCTAGTGGACTTCCTCACCAATCGTCCGCCCCGCGTAAGCGGGGATGAGCCCC